CCCTGTTTGCAGAAATGATTCATTACCCCATACTCATATATAAAGAAATATAAATATAGATATTAGCAAAAATGTCAGCAGTAAGTGATATTAAGTATCAAAATATGGTAATCCATAATAAGAATTTAAAAATGTTGGATATGGACAATTTTGAATTACAAGAAAAGATTACTAAAATGGAGGAAGAGCGTAAATCTGCAATTAAGAAAAAAGAAATGAATCCATCTATTCCAAATGAAATTACGAATAATATTAATAAGAAACCTTGGATTAGAATTCCATATCCAATCCGTGAAATAAAGTTAACAGAATATATGAAAGAGAAAAAGATTGCAGGTGAAGCAAAAGATGCTTTATTAAAGTTATTATATGAGAAGAAATTAACAAATAAAGTAGTTTCTTATAATCCTGATACCGGAAAAATTGATAATATTACTGAATTAACCTGATTTAAGATATAAAAACTTATCATTATAATTTTCAAATGAATGAATATACTCATTTAGAAATTACTAAAAAAGTTAACGATTTAATCGATAATTTAGATCAAGATGAATTTAATTCTTATGATGAATTAACTGAATATATATATGAATCATTTAAATCTTTTGAATTAGATGTATCTCGTGATATTATTTATGATATTATTATTAATAAATGCAAACCTATAATTATTGTAGATGAAGTTGAATCTGATGAATTATATGAAAAAATTTTAGATAAAAAAATGCACTATATTAAAACTGTGCCTCAACCTGAACAACGTACCAAAGCATGGTTTGATATGAGAAATAATATGATTACTGCAAGTAGCGGTGCTGCTGCTATTGGTGAAAATCCATATGAAAAACCAGAAGTATTTATTATGGAAAAAGTATTTGGTAGGGAATTTGTAGATAATGATTTTGTGCATCATGGAAAGAAATATGAAGAGATTGCAACTAAATTTTATGAGCATTATAAAAATACAAAAGTAGATGAATATGGTTTAATTCAGCATCCTAAATATAGTTTCTTTGGTGCATCACCTGATGGTATTTGTGATAAATATACATTAGATGGTAAGAAGAATTTAGCAAATTATGGTCGTATGATTGAAATTAAATGTCCTTATAAAAGAAAGGTTCTGTTTAAAGGTGAAATCGATGGTGAAATTTGTCCTCATTATTATTGGATTCAAATTCAATTACAATTAGAATGTTGTGATTTAGAATATTGTGATTTCTGGCAATGTGAAATTGTAGAATATACAGATCCTGAAGAATGGAAAAAACCTGTTCCTATGGTCCATAAACATGAACAAGACCAAGTATCTGACATTAAAGATGAATGGACTTATGGTTTTGTATTACAATATTCAATGGATGCTTACAAAAAACGTGCTGATTTTGATAAAAGAGTATTTACTTCCAAGTATATTTATCCCGATAATTTATTAGGTGATTATGATGCTAATATTGAACTAGCAAATAAGATGAAAGAACAAACTATTCCTGGTTATACATTTGATAAAATTTTATATTGGCGTATTGTAAATTCTCATTGTTGTGAAGTTAAACGTGACCGTAAATGGTTTACTGAAAAATTTCCAATTTATGAAGAAGTATGGAATAAGATTAAATTTTATAGATCTGATTTAGAAATGGCTAATGTATTTAGAGATAAAATCTTGGCTAAAAGAGAAGAGAATAAAGAACGTCGTAATCGATACAAAGATAATACACCTAAAACTGATGATGAATTAGCAGTTTTAAATGAACATTTGGGTGGTGAACCTGCACCTAAAACACCGAAATCAACAACTCTATTAAAGAAATCATCCAGTGCTAGTTGGTTCTAATATATTTTTAATTTTAATTTGTAAGTCTTCGAGATAATCTTTTAACCACCTAAAAATATTATCTTGTGTTTCCTTTAGTTTATCCTTATTCTCCAATAAGTATCTACATTTAATTACTGCATTATCCCATGATAATTCATATATAAATGGCGGTTTATTATTATTATACCAAAATGTAATATTAATTTCTTCTTCATCTCCTACTACTATTGGTACTGCACCACAAAATACTGCTTCATATAATCTAAAACAATCTAATGTCACATTACCTCTACCATTAGGAACAAAAATAGAATCTTCATAAATTCTAGCCATTTTATCTGATGATATATTATTATCTATTATGTAATTATCAAATATTCTAAATTTATCTATCATTTCTTGTCTGTCTGATTTAATTCTACCAATAAATGACCATGTTAACTTTCTTTCAGTAATTGGAATTAATTTACTATTTAATGGATTTGAATCAAACATTTTAGACATATAACCTAATGGTAATTGAATCATATTTGGTTTATTAATTGGATAATCTTTTTTATTATATTGTCTAATATATAACTTGGTATGGTCTGCTAATCTCATGTATTCTGCACGTCCTCCCCATTCTTCTGATAACTGAATAATTATTAATGGCTTGATTCTTAAAACAATTGGATATATTACATTAAATGGATATTCATTTGTAGAAAATACTAATATATTATTATTAATTATAGATTCATCATTCATTGCAATTAATTCTGATACAGATACATGCATTTTTTTAATATCGCATTTTTCCAATAATAAATTAATATAATCTACTTCCCAATATGCATTTTTATCATATAAAAGTGTTGCTTGTTGCATAATAATAAATAAAATAATTGTTTAAGCAAGAAATAAACATTATGGTAATACTAATTTTTATAAATTATTGAATATAAAAAATAGACTAATAGAAAATCTTCTTATCAATTTCAGTTTCAACTACACCAAATTTAATCATATATTGAACTTGTAACCATTTATAGTAAGGATGTCTAATATAAAAACAAGGGCATGCATAGTTAGTACCTGTGCAATTACATATTTTACCTGTGGTTACATAATAATCTAAATTTGGCATTTGTAATGGATTACCAAAACTATCTGATAAATTTAAAGTCAAACGATTAATATTCGCCAAGTTCGACATTTTCCATATCTTATCTTGATAGTTCGTCGCTGCATAGTAATGTAGTTCACCATACGAATCTGGATATAATAAACAAAATGCTTGTCTTAATGCATTATTTGTTGAATTAATATTATTATCTGTTATTTCATTAATTGTTAATATTAAATATCTATCACTATCTAAACTTTTGGATGAAAAATAATAGAAATTTACAGTACCTCCTGTTGCTCCTGGTGTTGCTAAAATTTCATAACTACATCTGTAACCACCATTTGATGATAATGCCATCATAAATTCTATATAATATTGTGTTAAAGTACTAGATACATATGTATAAGTTATACTTGATGTACCACCACTACCTGGCACTGTATATGTTGCTGAACCCGATGTTAATGTTAATGGATTAAAATTCGTAATTTGATTATTAATTGTACCATCACTTACATTTGTTCCTGATACTAATGTTTGAGAATAATATTGTGTATATGTTGGAACACTTGGATATGTAATTGTATATACAGTTGTATTATTTTGAACAACTGAATTATTATAACCAGTTAATGTTTGATATTTAACTGTTACCGTATATGTATATGTTTTTAAATTTGTTACGTAAACTGTTTCCACATTTCCTGATGGATCAATAGAACCAGTTGTACCACTTGTTAATGGATTTGGAATTAATGCACTACTTGTTATATAACTTGATACTAAATTATTGTAAATTGTTTGGACTTGACTTGCTTCTTGTGCTGCACCTGTTGCTCCAATACCTGATGTTAATTGTGCTAAAATAGTAGCATTAGATGAAATACCTCCAGATGCGGGTGATGGTACTGGATATTGTGTTAAGAAATAACTTCTTGGTAATACTACATTTTCTATTCTCATAAATTTTACATTTTCAAATACTTGAGGTACATTTAATTTCGTAATATCTGTTGATTCTCCAAAATATGCTTGTAAAGCAAAAGGAGATGGATAAAGTGCTGTATCTCTATCACTACTATCAATAACAACTACATATTCATTTACATTTTCTGATGCTACATTTTCACTAATATTTGGCCATAAAGGTGTTTCTAATTTAAATTCTTTTCTATCTAAATATAAACCATATTCTCTTGGATTTTTAGGATATTTAATTTTATTATCATTAATAATACCTCTTCTTAATGCATAATCTGTACTTGCTAATACTTGATTTTGATTTTGATAATTTTCAGTTAAAAAGGCATGTGGATTTGTATCTCTATTTGGAAATGTAGCTGTAAGAGGAGTGGGTGTCATTCCAGCACTAACACCATCTTTTCCATTAATTTCTTGAAAACTATTTCTGGGATAATTATTTCCTGGAAATCTATTACTCATATATAATTAATAACAAATTTATTTTCTAATTATATGCATAAAATGAATGGAGGAGACGCAAATAATTGTTCTATAAATAGAGATTTTAATTCAGGCTCATGTTTTACATTAGAAGAATTGCATCAAATTGCTAAAGATTATAATGATAAATACCCTAAAGATAATATTAAACTATATCCTTCTAAATCTGAAATGTTGTCTGTTTTAAATGAAAAATTAAAACAATTTTGCCCTGACCAAACTTGTTGGGCTACCCTAAAATTTTTAAAGAATAATGAAGATTTAAAAATGGCCTTTAAAACACCTGGTCCCGGTGGACAATTTGAATGGTTAAGCACCACCGAAATTAACGATTACATGGAAAGATTAATGAAATTGTATAAAGATTTTTTATTTGTTGGTGCTGTACCAATTGATATTGAAGATTTAGATGAATTTGGTGTTCGCTCATTAAATTATGATAAATTAGTTAAAAAAATAGGTAAAACAAAAATCGGTATTATTTATAATTTAGATGAACATTACAAATCCGGCTCTCATTGGGTAGCATTTTATATTGATTTTATTAATAAAAGAATTTATTATTCTGATTCTTCTGGTAAACCACCTGAATTACGTGTACGAAGATTAGTTAAAAAAATAACTGAAAAATTCTATTTTGATGATACTGGTAAAAAAATGTCATTACCTGTTAATTCTTATATGAACGATACACCTAATGCATTAGAACAAAAATATGATATTCGTTGGAATAAATTACAACACCAGTTTGGTGGATCTGAATGCGGTATTTATTCTATTAATTTTATTACAAGAATTTTACGTGGTGATACATTTGATGAAATTCATAAATCTCGTATCAAAGATCAAGAAATTAATGTCTGTAGAAAAACATATTTTAGCGGTTATGATAAAAAAATTAAAGGCGAAGACGTCGCACACATTTGCTAATTAAACTTCGCTTCGCTACGTCTCACTTCGTTCGTTTTTACACTAATCGTGTAAAATTCGCTAACGCTCAGTTTGCTACGCAAACATTTAAGGATTAAAAAATTATATTAATAATTTTTAATTTAAATAAAAAAATCATTATTGTTAACGAAGTTAACTGAGCGTAGCGAATTTTATGCGAGTAGCATAAAAACGAGTGTAACGAGACGAAGCGAAGCGTAGTTTACTTTAATAAAAAAAATAATTAATAATTATAATGAATACTTTTATATCTTCTAATACTAAACCCCTATTTGAGAATATTCAACCTTACGACTACTTAGAACCTATAAAATTACTAGCAGAAAATCATAAGGAAATTAAGCCCAATTATTACCGTGATATACTATCAGGACTAAATTATGATAAATTATTAAAAAAGAAAGAAATTTTACCTCAGTCTGATATCAATGATAAAATAATGTTAGAATATTCTAAATCTTTTTCTGATAATAATTTTATTATTGTATATCCTAAAGCTTTATCCAAAAAAGATAAATTAAAAGATTTATTTAAACTTTTAGATAATAATGGTAGAGTTTATTATAAAAAATATTTAACTATTGATTATTATCAAGCATATAATATTATTTATCAGTTATATGCAAATGCATCTCGAATGAAATCTAACAATCATATTGTATACAAATTAGATAGATTAGGATTTAAAATTGGTTATACGAATGATATCTTAATTATAGTTTATCAACATTTAAATATTGCAAATAAAATTAATGGTTCTACTTCTTCTTTCAAGAGCGAATTACGTAATATATTTTTATCAGAAGATATTAAAAATAATACGATTGACCCACAATTAGATATATATCCTCGTGAATATGATTACATTCATGTCAACGACACATTTAATGAAGTTATTAATTATTCTTATTTATTTCTTGATTCTAATACAATTGAATTTACTAAAAAACAATTATCATGGAGATTACTTGAATTTTCTGATGGTATTGCAAAATTTAATAATCTATTACAATTACTTTTTAAATTACCCCTTTTAGAAAGAAATAAATTTTTATTTATTAGTAGTACTGTATTATTTTCATATGGTATTCGTGCTATGAATGACATTGATGGTTTTGTGTTAGATAATACTAATATTACTCTAGAAATAAAAGATTACATTGATAAGAATGAAAAATCAATTGATATTTATTATAATAATGCATTCGATAAATCAAAAATAAATAAAGAATGGGAAGATACATTAAACGAACGTGCTAAATTACTCGGTGCATCTAATTTCAATGAACTAATTATTAATCCTAATTATCATTACTATTTTTTAGGTGTTAAATTATTAAAATTAGATTATGAAATTATTATTCGAAATTTACGTGCTAGACCTGCTCAACTTACTGATTTATTAGCAATTAGTCGTTTATTAAATATTACTATTAATACTAGTATACCAAAGTCTATTCAGTTATTTGATACTGAACAAAACACAACTGAAACTAAAATAGTAAATAAAAATGAATATATCAGTACAATGAAATATTATTTTAAAACACGTTATTTTATTGATATTACTAATGAACAAATTGAATCATGGTTTAATTCTACTGATGCAATACTATTAAATATACAACCACATGAATTTGAAATTAATACTAATAATAATATTTATAAATTAGAACTTCCTAAATCATACACAATGAAAGATTTATATTATAAAATACCTAATATCAATAATAATAAAATTGTCTATCCTGATTTAACTGAATTATCTAAAATGGGTTTTAATACCTATTCTTCTATTTTTTCTGATGATAAACCATATATATATCATGGTGAAGATTGGAAATTATCTAATTTATGTAATAAAAAACCAAGAGATATTTATGATAAAAAAAGTAATTTAAGAATTTTAACATTTAACGTTCATAATTTTATTAGTAGATGCAATCAAGGTGTTTCTCCTATTTTTAATAATAATTTTAATCTATTTCAAAAAGGTCGTAATTTTACTAAATTCTATGAACTATTTCAAAAAGTAAATGCTGATGTTATCTGTTTGCAAGAATTTGTTCCAATTCCTTCTTCTCCTCTTACTGAAGATATTATTGATTATAACGAAATCCAAAAAATTAATTTTGAATATATTAATGAACAAATGAAAAAATTAGGTTACAATTACTCTTGTATTGGTGAAACTGTTAAAAATAATTTTACTCTTAATGAACCCAGATCTTATTATATGATATGTAATGCTATTTATAGTAAATTACCTATTGAAGAAGAAAAGATATTTCACTTATTCATTAACAGAAATATTACTGCTATTAAAGTTAAGTACAATAATAAACCTGTTTGGATATTAAACACACATTTAGCATATTATTCTGATAAATCACCAGTTGATTTAACTAAAGATAATATTGTACTCCAATTTGAAGTTATTAAATATATTATTGAAAAAGAATTTGATGATAGTATTATTTTATGCGGTGATTTTAATATTAACTTATATACTCAACAAAATAATTATCGCTATAAAAATTTTGATAAGGTAAAAAATATTACTGATTTATTTAATAATTCTTCTAAAATTTCTATTCATACTAATTTCAGTCAAAATGAACAAACTGATTACATATTGTATTCTAAAAATAGTAAATTACTTCCTACTTATAATTTATTTATTAATTCTGATTTATCTGACCATAATCCAATATTAACAGACTTTTATTCTTCTTGATCTGTTTCATTTTTTTGTTGTAATTCTTCTAATTTTCTAATTTGTTCCTGAACTTTTGTACTTAATTGTATTAATTCTTTCTTCTTCTCTTCCATTGCATCATTTGAATATTTATTTGTATTTGTTTCATTCATATTCAATACTTTGTGCTTGAGATTATCTCTTTCTACTTTTAATTCATTGTATTTTTCCATTAATGTTTTTAAATAATCTTCATATTTAACAACTTTACCTTGTAACATTTGCATTTGTGCTATCATTTGTTGTTGTTGACCATTTTGTTGTTGATACTGTTGTTGCGGTGGTTGTGGTAATTGAGGTGTTGCATTTCTATATTGTCTATTTTGTTGCTGTTGTTGTTGATATTGTTGATTATATTGTTGATGAATTTTAGGTAAATCTTTGTCATTCGTATATATATTTTGATTTATCTCTGGCATATCTTGATTAAATAATTCATGAATATTTTCTACTTTCTTTTCAGGAACAGAAATACTACCTCTCATTGATTCCATCTTTTTTAATCTTGCATCTAATGATTCATTATCTTCATTTATTTTTTCTGGATCAATACCTGTTGTATAAAATGCATCATCAAATGCACTATTAATTTCTTGTTCTTCATTGAAAAAACTAAAATTGGTACTACCTCCATAATCTTGAATATCATTTTTTGGTTCATTTTCACCTGATAATCCACTACTTGAATATTGTTTTGGTGGTGCTCTGGTAGCAGTACTTTTAAAAGCTTCTAATGGTGTTTTCTTATATTGCTCATCTTGCATTCTTTTAGGATTTGTTTGTTTACCTTGTAACCATTCTGGTACTTCTGGAGGTTTATTAGAATGTGCAAATTCTCTATAATTTTCTATATATTTATTATATTTATTTTCTACAGATTCATCACCACCAGGTACTCTAGTGTTTGCACTATATTGTGCTGGCATTCTTCTATCACCTTGTATTTGTGGATTTTTATTACCAATTGGAATCTGTAATCTTTTTAATGTTACATTCATAAATTTCTCTACTGCATCTGATACATTGTGTTTTGATATTTTTGTTTTATCTAGTAAATGAAATGTTTCATCTAATGCTTTTTTTACACCTTGTTGAATTTGATTTAATTTATTAGGATTTGATACATCTATTTTATTATGATTAACAAACTCGCTTGTAATATATGATAACACCCTTGGATTTACAAATAATGGATATAATTGACTCATATTGATTTATTTTATATTATTTTTATATTATAACCTTAAATATTTTATATAAAATTATTATAATATATAAATTATGCAGAACTATAATCCTTATAATCCAGTTTATAAATTTAAATCAGACAAAGCTCATGGACAAATACCCAATGAAACTCATGTTGAAGAAAATGAAGAAGAAGATTTGAGCAAAAGTATATTACCAACTTCTTACGGATTATATGTACCTCCACCCGATTTTGAAAAAGGTGAATATGAATCTGTTACATGGTTACAATATATTTCATCTACAATAGATTCTAAAGACCGTGATTATGCTAAATATCCGAATCCTTTTAATTTTCAAACATCTAAACTACCTGAATTTTATAAAAATGTTAAAATATTTCAAATGTTTTACATCTCTTTACCACAATTTAATTTAATGCAAGTAGCTATTCCTGGTGATCCTAATTGCACTTTTATGCAAACATATCTATTAACTAATACCGTTGCACTTAATCAAAATATTATTAATGGTGCTAACACTTATACTATCTGTAATAATGTAAATGGTGAAACTGATTTTATTATTAATTTTAATATCAGTGTTGTTTACACTATTGATAGTAGTGGTAATTTCTGGAATTATGGATTTAGCTCTACTTACAAATTAAATAGTAACCCCTATTTACGATTACAAATTAATGAACTTCCTTATTCTCCTATATTAACTACCGACCAAACTACTTATTCTTTTATTGTTCGTATGTCTAGAGCTAGAAATTATATTGCTTATGCTAGTGTTCGAGCTCCAACTAAAGTATACAAAGAACATAATTTAATTAATTTACCTCAATTAACTTTTAAATTTTATGATTCAACTGGTCAACCATTAAGCATTAGTTATCTAGATAATTATGCATCTCCAATTAACGATCCCTCCAATTACGCCAGTAAATATAACTATATTAGACATCCTCTTTTCTATTGGCACCAAATTATTATGGGCGTTCGTATTGGTGTTATTCGTAATAGTTTTAAATAAACTTCGCTTTGCTTCGTCTCACTACGTTCGTTTGCTTCGCAAATTCGCTAACGCTCAGTTCGCTATGCTCACTTATCCGATACCCTTTTGTGTGAGTGAAACGAACTGAGCGTTAGCGAATTTTACGCAGTAAAACGAACGCAGTGAGACGCAGTGAAACGCAGTGAAACGAAGTTTAGCGAAGTTTTGGTATATTAATTACTTCTTCTATTAAATAATATACTTCTTTTCCCTCTTCTATCTTATTCGGCTGATTATCCGCTCCTAATTTTACTCTGCCAATAGCAAAATCTAAATCAAAATCATATACTACTCTAGTATCAGGATTATACCAATAATCTTTAGGTTTATCCCTACTACCATCAATTACCTTAATACCTTTTATTTTAATTACTTTAATTCTTTTTACCTCACTGTTTAAAGAATTTAATCCATTATTTAATTTTGTATCATAATAAATATCTTCATTGTATGCAGGACCAATTTGTGGGTCAAATAATGAACTTTCATTGAATTGGAAACATTGATATGATTCAACCATCATATTGTGATTTTTAAATAATTTACAATCTATCGCTGCTTCTCTTACTGTCTTTAAAAAACTATCAATTAAAATTTGTTTGCGTTTAGCAATATCTTCTATCTTATCATCAATTGTTTGTTCACCATTTTTCTTTAATGCTTTATACCTATATACATCTACTGTTCTCTCTTCTATCGGCAAATCTTTGTGATAACATTGACGAATTGCTCTACCAATTACTTGCGATATTCTCACTTCATTCCAATACGGATCTAATATATGTATCTGTCTAATATTTCTTAATGAAATACCTTCACTACCTGATGGTGCAAGTAAAATATATTTAACTAACTTACCATCTACATTACCAATTTGATTGAATACCTCAATTGTCTTTTTTCTTTTAGCATCATCTATACCACCATGATATTCTAAATATTGGTAATAATCATTACCTGTACCATATGGTGCATACCCAAATTGTTTTAAATATATTGCAAATGTAGCTAAACCTTCCGCTGATACAAAGTTAGAATATACCATTATAGGACCCTTACTTCTTAATCCATAAAATAATACTGCTGTCATTTTACATGAACAATCGTGCAATGCTTTTAATAAATTACTTTTATTCTTATGCTTTTCCATAAATTCTTTGTATTTGTAACTATATTCTGTTTTAAATATTTCAATATCATCAAAAATAGTATGTTTGTTCTTTTCATCCATTGCATGTTTATGCATAAAATATTTATCAGTGGATAATAAAAAGTCTTGTAATGTTTTTTGATATAATTCAGCACCGTTAATTTCTTCTTTGTCTTTTAACGATGCAATAAATTCTTCTGTCTTACCTTCTGCAATTTTATATGCATCAATATCTTTTAATCTAAATTGATTTGGTCTAGGTCGTTTTTCACCATTAATTTTGTCATTAACATATGGAAATACAAATAATGCTGCTTGTCTTGTATAAGAATTAAAACTACCTTCCTCTGACCTACTTTGAACTCTTCTAATTTCCATTTGTTTCTCAATAAATTCAAATGTATTATACACTTCATCTTGATAATCAGCCATCACTAATTCTTTTTGTATTAATCTTTTCTTTGCATATAAATCAGGTGTCTCACCTATATAAAATGATGCTAATCCCAAAATTCTTCTTTGAAACATATTTTTGGTTGCAGGATTTAATATTTTAACTTTTCCTGTAGTGATATATCGCTCTTCAAATTTAACTTCACTTGTTGGAAAGATACCTGGGCGTAATAAATTAAAAATTAATGCTAATTCAAATGGATTATTCACAACTGGTGTAGCACTCACTAAAATGACTCTTGCATTATCATTGTCTTTCATTTCTCTTACCATATAATCGTATATTGAACTTGCTCTTCTACCACTTTGACCAGTTACGTTATTGTATACATTATTAATAAAATTATGTGCTTCATCTATAATAAATAAAGGTTTTTTAGATGCATCTACACTTCTAATTGCTTCAATAAAATCTTTATCCGCTTTAGGTGAATCATAGTGAATAAATTTAATTTGTGACCTCATATTTTTCTTTTCATCTTTATTTAACCAATATTCCAAATCTTCAATCCATGGCTTGTTTTCAAGTGTTGCTTTAATTAATACAAATACATTCCATAAACTAGAAAAATTATATAATGCATTGTATACATTGATTGCAGTAGCAGTTTTACCAGAACCTAAACCATGATATAATAATATTGACCTATATGGACTTCTATAATCTAAAAATTTTGCTACAAATTCTTGATATTGTCTTAATTTTAATTCTTCTTGAGGGACTGCACAAGGATCTGAACCTAATTCTCTTTTAATTTCATCTAAGTGATATTTCTTAAAATTTTGTAATATCCAAGATGGAAATATCCTACCATTTAATTGTAGGTTAACAAATTCATCTCTTGTTTTAGTATTTTCACTCATATTATTATTTAATATAATATTATGAATAATTAATTATTGTTTTGTAATATAATATCAAATATATCAAAAAATTTATTATAATTTGCTGTTGTAAAATTTTGATAAAATAATTTATTGCTATTTAATCCCATTAACTCTCTTTTTTCTTTATCCTCAATTAACATACTTAAATATTTTATACATTCATTATTATTATAATAAATATAACCATTAACATCATTAATTACTTCTGATGAAGAACATCCTGCATTAGATGAAACAATCGGTTTTGAACAAAACATTGCTTCAATTATATTAGTAGGTAATACTTCATTTAATGAATGACTTACTATAATATCTGATTCATTTATATACGACATCGCATTATTAACTAAACCTGTTAATATTATTGAATTACTATTTTTATTAATTTTTAAATTATGATGTCCTTGTCCAACTAATACTAATACTAGATTTGTATATTTATTTTTTAATACATTAAATACATTATCTATAAAATCTTGTTGATTTTTTCTTTTGTCAATTGTTCCAATAATCGAAATTATTATTGGATTATTTATTTTAATTTTATCTATTAAATTTATTTTATTATCTTGTTGTTCTTTAAATATTAACGGATCAAATCCATTTGTTATAACGTATCTATTATTATTTGAATTAAAATATTTATCATTATTATTCTTCTGACCATTACATAAAAAAATTATATTCGCATTTTCAATTTGTATTATTTTATCAAATAAATGACTAAAATAATCTTCTATTAACCATTCATGTATTATCCAAATTATATTTAATTTTAAATGTGATAATTTTAATAAATACTCATATGTACAAATTGTATTACATATGATAATAGGTGTTATATTTTCTGCTTCACATTTATCTAAAATATATTTTTCTATATCATTTGGACCTACTTTTATACCATGTTGAATAATTAAATTTTTATCCTCAAATTTATTTAATAAAAGTAATTCTGTTTTAATGTTATTTTTAATAAAAAATTTTTCTAAGTTATATAAATAAAGTGGTGCTCCTGTATTTGAATTTTCATGTGATATTAAAAATACCACTACATTTGAATAATTTTTTTCTATAAAATTATAATGTTCATTATTTGTAATAAAATAAATGTTAATTAATACAATACATATAATTAATAATAAAACAAAAATTAATAAATTAATCTTCATAATATAGTATAATATAATTTATTTAATTTGATTTTCCTTAATCTGCTTAAACTTAATTAATGCATTCAATGCAGCCTGTTGTTCTGCTTTCTGCTTAGATGTACCTTCACCTTCTGCAATAATAATAATTTCAGTTGGACGACCTTTATCATCTAATGATGTCATTGGATCTAATACACCCATTGTATAAATTTTTTGCATATTATTTGTCTTACCTACAATACCAGAACTTGATTTACAAGAAATTTCCCAATAAATTGGTGATACCCATTTGTTAGAATGAAATAATTGCATAAGTTGGTCTTTGTAATTCTCATTCTGATAAATAAGTGATGGATAATCAACACTATTTTCTAAAAAATATTCAATTAATTGTTTGCATACATCTTGACCTTGGTCTAATTTTAATGCACCTAAAAATGCTTCAAACGCATCTTCAAGAATCTTATCAGAATTTCTTCCCTTAATTAATTCAGTTTGTTTTGAGATTAATATATATGTATCTAATCCCAATTCCTTTGCAAAGCGTGAGAATGTAGATTTGTCTTCTATCTTTGTTTTTAAATACGTCATAAATCCTTCATCCCCCTTTGGATTCATTTTATACCGCAAATACAAATATGAACATAAGATATCTTTAATCGTACCATCTCCAACGAACTCTAAACGCTCACTTGAAACGTCTCTTAGTTCTACGAGAGTATTTCTGTTCTTTTTCATCTCATTCATTTCCTTACTAAATTTAGAATAATATTTTTGATTTACGTATGAATAATGCGACATTGCCTCCCTAAATATCTCAATATTATTAACTTTAATTTTTATACCAAAATTACTTAGTAATCTTTCAACATCTTCACTTTCAATCAGAATATTATTCTCATTGTAAGGTATACTAATTAAAATTTCATTGTCATCACTATCATCATGAGCCATTTTATTATAATTATAATGTTGTTATATCTTTAATTATTAATATCAATTTTTCTAAAAATTATT